GTATGTGTGTAAACCCTTGCAAAGGGAGTACGTCAGGGCAGACGTGGGAACATAGAAAAGAATTTCTTGACAAGTTAGACGAAGAGTATTATAATTGAGAAGTCGTTTAGAAAAGATACGAATGCTTTGAGCATAGCAGTATCCCAGTACATACAGATCCCTAAGGAAGGCGTTCCGCCTAAAGAAAAGAGGGATCTCATCGAACAATCTCTTCCAGCACCAAGGGTAATTCCTGGTTGGAAGTTCAAGGGGTATGTATGGCCCCGTGTTAAACAATTGAGGACTCGTAATAAAGACGGGAACTCAGATAACACTGTTCGATTGGGTGGTACCAAAGATCACGAGACTTTGGAAGTAACAATTCCAAAGGGTGTCGATGTTACCAAACACCCACCATCTCTCCGACAGGACGGTGAAGAACAAGCCGTTCTAAATGGTTTTAATAGAACCAAGGAGATACCAGTCCACGGTTACGAACATTGGATCTACGCTGAGTACGAGGAAGATTTATCTACACGTACTGAATTCCAAGACACAACAGAAGATGCTGTTGATGACTTGCGTGCTACTTTCAATCGTGACGAAGGTGCTGTAACAATTACGGAGGAGGAAATCAAAGAACTAATCCGTAATAGATTTGCAAGTCGAATTGACTTTGAATCTGGAGTTACAGATGCTGACAAGGATGCGATGGTTCGTTACGTGGAGTCGCTTGACCTTAATCTCTCTGGTAACAAGGAGAAAGGATTAGTCAACTCTGTCATCAAGCAATTCAAAAGAGTTGGTAGAGTGGAAGCGTACACACGTGATGAAGCAGAAACCTTCGTTAATAATGGAGGATTCGGTGCTGATCTGATTAACACAAAGGATACTACTCGTGTTCTTCGTTTATGGAAGAAGATTATGCTGAACTACATCGCTTGTCGGAATCCTCTAAAGTTAATTGACTATAGTACGGGTGCTACTTCACACGAGATGATAGACAAGGATCTCAAGGAGGTGCAAGAGGAACTAGAGGAACTGTATACCATAACTATACGGTTTGTCTCTCTTGTGTTGGTAGATAAGATCACAGATCCTCTACGTAGACCTTGGACGTGGTTTGGTTCAATCTATCAGAAGATTGGTACTCCAAAACCTTCAAATGGTCTTGTGAAACACGACTAAATACTAGGGAGGACTTTATATCCTCCCTTTTAAATTCAATCCAATTAAATCTAACTAAATCCGATGTCATTTTCATCACTTAAAAAGCGTTCAGGTACATCACTTGAAAAGCTAGTCCAAGAAGCAGAGAAGTTAAATAAGCAATCAGGAGGTGCAGACGAGAGATTCTGGAAACCAGAACTCGATAAGTCTGGTAACGGTTACGCAGTAATTCGTTTCCTACCAGCACCAGATGGAGAAGAGTTACCGTGGGCAAAGGTTTATTCCCACGCATTTCAAGGTCCAGGAGGATGGTACATCGAAAACTCCTTGACCACAGTGAACAAGAAAGATCCAGTAGGTGAAGTCAACCGCAAGTTGTGGAACTCTGGTCTTGATTCCGACAAGGACATAGCACGTAAGCAGAAGCGTAAGCTTTCTTACTACACTAACATCCAAGTCGTTCGTGATCCAGCACACCCTGAGAATGAGGGTAAGGTATTCTTATACAAATTCGGTAAGAAGATCTATGATAAGATCACTGCTGCAATGCAACCTGAGTTTGAAGATGAGACTCCTATCAATCCTTTCGATCTATGGGAAGGTGCTAACTTCAAGTTAAAAATTTGTAAGGTAGCGGGGTTCTGGAACTATGACAAGTCTGAGTTTGATAGCCCTAGTGCTCTTGCTTCAGATGATGCTGAACTTGAAGCCGTATGGAAGAAGGAGTACTCACTAACCTCTTTCACTGCTGAAGATCAGTTCAAATCTTATGAGGAGTTATCGACTAGGTTAAACGAAGTGCTTGGCACTAACAAACGTGCTGCTGCACCAACAGTAGACAGTGAAGAGTATGAACCAGTTGCTGTTGCAGCTGCCACTCCTACTCCTGCTACTAGACGTGCTGAAACTGCACCAACTACGTCAGAAGATGATCAACTATCATACTTCGCACGACTAGCAGAAGAGGACTAAAATCCACTTCTGAATACTAAAATACCCCCAAAAAAATTGGGGGTATTTTTTTGTCCTTTAGATTTTTTTAAACTGCTGATCTCTTAAGAGATACACTTATAAAGTCAGAAGATTCTTTGTATGGTAACTGTGCCTTCATCTCTTCTATGAATTGTAATAGATATTGTTCACGTAATACATATATTTTTCTCTTCTCATCATTTAATCTAGTTTCATACTCGTGATGAGTTATGGCATTTACTATTGATGAACCTTGTAAGGTAACAATAGATCCATCACTCTCTCTGTATCTAAAACTATCTCTAACTAATTTCTGCCATCCTGTTGTACCATCTTCTCTTGATAGCCTGTATCTGAATTTATTACCTAAAGTATTATCAGCATAGGTTGGTTCTGTAAATTCACTAGAGTTAAATGTTCTTACCACAGATTTAGCACCAGTATTCTCGCCAACAAATAACATACCTTCTGTTACTGGGTTGTTATTATCCCAAGCAGTTAAGTTTAACTGAACGTCAGCACCATCGTCACCGTACACACCAGAACGTGCATCGTATGAAGTTATTACACCCTCTGCACCGTTACTGAAGGTAACTTTCTCACCTACTTGGAATAGAGGACCAGTTTCTGATACTACTATTAGTGCGTCTAGGTAAGCACCACCAGTAAGAGACCAAGATGGATAGTACTCACGAGTACCTGGATTACCGTGACCTCCATAAGGAGGCCAGTATCCAAAGATTAGGTTCTCCATAGCAGCAGTGTACGATCCTGCATTGTCTATATTAATACTTGCAATTGATTTACCAAGATATACTACGGCTTCTGCACCACTTCCAGTTGTGTCTAAAGGATTGTTGCTAAAGGTTATTGTACTGTCTGTATAATATGCGTCGTTGTTTATAAAGTTAATTGTTGTGAAACCAAAGTGATCGTATGAAGGTCCACTGTTTCCAGGTTGTTGTAACTGGAAGTGTACATTATCTACTCTAACTTCTGGTGGTACTGTGAAATCATATGGTTCTAGGTTACCTGAACCAGTACCATTAGGAGTAGCAGGAATAACAACACCTAATGTAGTCCAGTTGTTATGATCTAACCATTGAACTTGATTGTCTGTACCAGTACCAGATTGAGTTTTTATCCAGAGTCCGTTAGTAGTACCAGATTGTATGTTGAAGACTACTGTATCTCCTTTAAAAAATCTAAGGTTTGCGTTTGCAGGTCCACGTTGTGATATGTTTAGTGTGTCGTGTCTATCACCACCAGTACCACCACTACTGCTTTCAGCTAGCACCCAAACCCAATTATTACCACCACCAACATTAGAAATTCCTGGTTGAACATCAACATAGAAGACCGTAGGAGCCCAACTACCAGTTCCATCATTATTAGGACCATCCCAAACTTCTATCTCTCCACTCATATATTGTTCAACATCATTGGTGTAGTAGAAAGTACCAGTCTCTAACATTTGCCACTGAATATATTCTCCACCAATTGCACCGTTATATGTAAGATCCGTTGGGAATTGATATCTTAAACGAAGTTCTTCTACACCTGCAATGTCTGGTGTTTCACCACCATTATTACCATTACCACGGATAGCATACACCCGAACAGTGTCGAAGTTAGTCATATCAACTTTCTTTAGGGTAGCATATCTTTCACCCCAACTATCACCCAATCTTAGGTGAGTGCTGCCCACATTAAAACCACCCCACGAACCAACACCCGTACCATTCGGTGCAATTGTTGCTCCACCACCGAACTGATAGATGTTAGTATCATCTGTTGTGTCGAATTTAGTACCATCTAGTTGTACTTCTGTTACCACTCCATTCTCAATGATTGCTGTGGCAGATTCACTTGCCATACCACCACCTAGTGTTACAAGTGGAGCGTATGTATAATTAGAACCACCATTAGTAATTTCAAATCTCTTAAGGTATCCTGTATTTGATAGGTTTACACTCCATTCACCACCGAAAATTGGGAACTCACCATTAGGTGCACTTGGACTACCAGCATCAAACAAAGGTGTAGTTTCAAATCCACCACTAGTTTGTCTTACAGTTGCAGATGTTATTGTATATTGTCTGTTGGCCTCAAAGTCAAGAGTGTTAACTGGTTCTGGTGCATCCTCTAGAGGTTCATCATAGTTAGTCCAGAAGGGTGCTTTGTAAAAGTCTTCTCCAACTAGTTGGTTTGCTGGTAGTACCACATCACCATTGGTATTCTTTACTTCATTGGTTGTGTAGTATTTGATATCAAATGGTTTTTCATATTTGTTAGCAATATAATCCTCCAGTACAGGTGTGGACATAGGCCAATCAAAGTATGGATTGATTATATTATTTGCTAACAATATAATCCAATCATAATCAGAGTCACCGTATATTTTTTCTGATATTAAATCTGGACGGTCAGAATCTGTTACTGTATATGTTTTGTAATAAAGTAGACTATCTAATGCTGCATCAGATATTTTAAACCTTCTGAAGATATTTTTTGCAGTCTCGTACTGTTGCGACGACCAAGGAAATCTTATAGGTCTAGTAGCAAGAGATATGTTAGGTAAGTAATTAAAATATCCCATTAGTAGTACTGTTTTGTGTATTGGAAACTGTCACCGTAATCATCAGCAAGGATGGTCTTGATCTCCATAAACGAAAGGTCTAAACCTACTGCTGTTGGTGCACCATCTTCTAGTGTTGACCACATACCACTAGCTGTATAGTTAACTGATATATTAGTCAAAGCACACGCTTTTATTTTATTTAACCAGTGATTGTCATTAGCACCAGTTTTATACTGTATTTTAAATACGTTAGGTACTTTCAAGAACCATCCAGCAGTTGCTAGTTCTGGTGCTGCTGCTCTCTTGAATGTCCATATCATTTCTTTAATGATCCTTGATTCTCTTTGATTTCTTGGTACTAATGTCCAATTAAATCTAAAGCTTCTTAGTTCTGGTTTGTCAAAGAATACTTCTAGGTTAGGGTTGATGACTTGACCAATTATACCTCCAGCTGCAACGTTTGAATCTACTTGTCCAAATTTAGAACCTTGAGTAACTGCTAGAGTTTTTAAAATTCCTGATACACCTAATTTTCCTGCACTATCCTTGGCACTCTTCATACCTTCTTTAAAATCTATTCCCGTCTTACCAGCAGTACCAGCAGAAATTGCTTTCATTGCTTCAACTTGTAGGTTGTTGGGTGATTTTCCACTCCAACTAACACCTTGATCCATTCTTATATCCTCTGGCATATAGAGGACCATTCTTTTAAATTCACTTCCTGATAGATCACCACCACCTAATCCAGTAGTATCATAGTCAGCATACTTTCCACCATACACACTACCAGCAGCATCGTCTAGACACTTTGCCTTTCTGAAGGGTGGTTGGTATTCGTATATGCTAAACATAATATAGTCATCAGCATTCTCTACCTTGTCCAGTGGAAACCTTAAAGATGCTTTACTTGATGACAGAATGTCGCTAAAATTAATATGCCGATTGCTCATTAGATGATCTTACGTGTAGCACGGAACCTAAATTTTGTTGCAGGGTCATTACGAAGCCATACTTTACGAGATTCTACAGGTACTTCTATTGTTCCTACAGATGATACAAATCTTTCTATAGGCATATAGATTGCTGAATCCCAATCCGTCTCTGCTATTTCTATATAGAGACGATTTTTTACATCTTCACGTTTGTATTTATGAATTACTTTTCGGGGTACATCTATCTTCCCTTCAGATAGTGCACCAATAGTCTTTAATCTCTTCTTTGGACTGACATAATGTAAGTTTGCAAGGTGAAAATGATGATCAGTTCTATTTAAAACTAAACCTACTGGTAGTTGATCGTAAAATGGTAGTCTGTCTTTGGTTGTCTTAGCATCATACTCAAAGAGTACTATCGTACCTACTCGTGGTGTATATCTGACACCGTTTCCGTCATCTAGATTACCTCTTTCTCTTTCTATAATATTATCTTTATTTGTTTCAGCAAATGAAGAACGCATTGCTATACTAGCTGCCTTCTTCCACCAAGATAGGGATCTGTCTTGACCATCTTGTGCTGACTCTAGTTTTTCAAATACGGATTCCAAGTTCTTTCTCTGTGAAGATTAAAAATTCTGCTTGTCTTTTTTTACAATACTTTCTAGCTGCTTTCCATTTTGCTTGGTTCTTTAAGAAAGTATTTGATTCATATAAGAATTGTTTTCTAGTTTTCTTACCTTGAACAGGTGCTTTGGTTTGTTTGTCTGGTTTGATTTCAATTATATATTTCTTTAACACACCAGTCTGATCACGTACTTTGATGTAGAAGTCTGGGTAATAACGACGAACCTTACCATCAGGAGCACGGTATGGTATAAAGAATTCTTCACTTCCCCACTCAATTATATTCTGATTTCTATCACACCATCTCATAAAAATCTTTTCCCACGAGGAACGATAGAATATATTTCTATGATTTCCTCGGTACTTACTCGCATTTGCTGGAATATATACTCCCTGCTTGTACATAAATAAGATGTATTCCTTTAGCCTATTTAGATGGCAAACCTATACTCTAAGCTTCAGGAAAAGATAATACGTGGTGGTGGTGTTGCTAAGTCCAACCAGTTTCGTGTTGTTTTCCCTGATTTAACGGGAGGAATCTTTAACTACCCTGACTTCCCAGTTAATTTCGATAGAAGTACACTGGAAGTTTTGTGTAACCAAGCATCATTACCTAGTGCAACAGCTGCTACCCAACAAGTCAATGGATATTATACGGGGTCATCCTATAAGTATCCAACGATGAAATTGTTTGGAGATTTAAGTCTTAGTTTTATTTGTGATTCAAATATGACTGCGTTCAAAGTAATGAACTCTTGGTTTGATAGAATATTTCAAGAGAAGAGTATGTTTAATCAGAAGGAAAAAATTCCTGAAGATATGTCTCATTATCCTGAGCGTGATAGGAATAGATTTACTCGTATAGCATACCCTGAGTCATATCAGAGAACAATAATTGTAGATAAGTTTGAAGCAGGCCCAAGATATAGCGAGCAAGGTAGGAGTGTAAGATACTTCTTTACTAATGCGTATCCTTATTCTATTGATGCAGTACCTTTAGATGCAGGTATAGCAACTCTAATGACTTGTACAGTTAACTTTCACTATGAAAGGTATGAGTTGCAGTATGAAGATGCGAGAAAAAATTTGGAGAGTCCTACTAATAATATTACTGGCTCTGGAGCACCCACTGATATTCAAGGTGCAATTGACAACGTGAAGGATGCATTCAATAGTTTTACCTCCACATTCAATAACCTATTCTAAAAAAACCCGAAAAAAAACTCGGCAATTTTTTTGCCCCTTTAGGTTTTTATAAACAGTCTAAATAAAGATACTGAACTGAACATACTATGCCTTTACCAACCATTGAGGTGCCAACCTATACTACTGCTCTTCCTTCAACTGGCCAAACAATTAAGTTCCGTCCCTTCTTGGTAAAAGAAGAGAAGATACTTCTAATGGCTATGGAGTCGGAGGATGAGAAACAAATAACAGATGCCGTTGTTACTCTTCTTACTAATTGTATTCAGAGTAGAATAAAAGTTAGGCACTTGCCTATGTTTGATTTGGAATATCTATTCCTTCAAATACGTGGTAAGTCTGTAAGTGAGGAGTTAGAACTCAAGATCACTTGTAATGATGATAATGAGACACAGGTGGATGTGACTATTAATCTTGAGGATGTTGAGGTTGTAAAACCAAAGGGAGTTAAGGATACTATCAAAATTACTGATGATATTGCTATCAAGTTACAGTACCCTCGGTTAGATACCTTTATTAAATCTAATTTCACACAGAATGCTAAACCTGAACAAGCATTTGATATTATAACGCAGTGTATAGACAAGATTATTGAAGGTGATCAAGTTCACGAGGCTGCTAACGCAACCAAGAAAGAACTGACTACTTTCCTAGATAGTTTGACATCTAAACAGTTTGAAAAACTGCAAGAGTTCTTTGGCAATATGCCTAAGTTAACTCACACATTTAATGTGAAGAACCCTAACACTGGCGTTGATAATGAGTATACACTTGAGGGACTAGCATCTTTTTTCGGATAGTGATGTCGTATAACAGTCTTGAGAATTATTTCAGGACTAACTTCTCTCTTATGCAACATCATAAGTACTCTTTAACAGAACTTGAAAGTATGGTGCCTTGGGAACGAGAGATCTATGTGACTTTATTAATACAGCATCTTGAGGAAGAAAAACTCAAGCAACAACAGAACCAATAGTTAATCTAATGGCAATAGTAACAGGTGGGAATACAGAACCAAATCCCAACGAAGATAATAAAGACATTAATAGTAAGGAGTCTATGATAGGTCTCCGAAGGGAATCTATTGCCGCAAATACTTTAGAGCAAGCATTTATAACTAATAATTTTCTTAGAGAGATATTAGATACTAATAGAGAAGGTGTAAAGTTACAACAAAGTAATTATAATTGGCAAATTGCACAATCAAATAGACTTGCTAATAAAAGAGAGATAGCAATACAAGAAGCTGGTGTTGAACAGCAGAGAGGTGGGAAAGGTTCTCCATCGGGTGTGAAGGAACCAGGTTTTGGTATTGGTGGTAAAGGTTTAGGTACAGGACGTTTAGGTTGGAAAGATAGTTTACTAGCACTAGGATTATTAGGTCCAGCATTACTTAGATTAAGTAAGGGTGTTGAAAGTGCTGCTGGTAGTTTTACTGGATTGACTACCCGTCAGGGTATATTGGGTTTCAACCAGGCGATGAAAGGTGTAACACCATTTCATCAATCAAGTTATAATAAAGTAAATCCTAAAATTACTGGTCTTAAGTCTGTACAGACTGGTCTTTTG